TGCGTTTTCGGATTCAAGGGCGTGGATGGTAGATTCCAAACTCTCAATCCGTTGACGCAAAACTAATAACTCATTGCGTAATTCTATTAACTCTTTGTTTTGTGCTTCGGCCGTAGCCTGCCACATAGCCAGCACCGCTTGGGCTTGCTTGACTTGGAGGGAGTCCGCTGTGAACTTTCCCTTGGTAAGCCAAGCAACTGCACCGCCAACGATTGCGCTGACCGTGCCGATGATAGTGGTTTCCAGCAGGTTCACCTACTTGTTGGGTTCGCCCTTTGATTTATCCAAAGCCATCCAACCTACTGACAACAAGGTCAATACCGAGCCAATGATTTCGGTGAGGGTAGCGGTGTCAATGATACCTTTGGCGACGAGTGTGCCGCCTATAAAAGTTAGCAAATGGCGAAGGAGAGCGATGACGGCTGATTTCATAAGTGGTAATTTGGGTTGGTCGGGGTTGTCTTGGCGGCGACGAAATAGGCGCATGATGGTAGGTGTTATTTTTTGGGTGATGTTGCAAATTCTTGATAATCCTTCGTGTATTGTTCTTCCCATCCGCTGAACGAGTGAACGCCACATGGTTCGGGCCACACCACAAATGCGGCGAGGTCTTCGGGGCAGGTGTCGTTGAACAGGATGTCCACCGCAAATTCAGGGCGGGTCTTGATGCAGTTGCCGTCTGCATCCGTAGCGGCGCAGAGGTGTCCGAGCGGCACGGCGAAGTCCAGCGGTTGCAGGTCTTTCAAAGCCTTGTCAGCGGTAGCCCCGTCGGGGAAGGCGAACTTGCGGAAGGTGGCCATCTTAGGGGGTTGTCAGCGTTGCGAGTTCTGCGTTGGTGAGGCGGGTGTTATACAAAGCAACGGCACGGATGCGGTCGTTGAGTTGGCCCGTTGAGAAAACACTTGCACCCAAATAAACCGCACTCATATTTACAGGAACTCCCCTTGAAGCGGTTGATGGGTTGTATGCTACGCCATTAACAGCAAAGCAATAATCGTTTGCCTTGTATGCCAACGCTATCTTGTAAATACCGCCCGTTGCGGGGATTGTAGGTATTGTAGCGCTGTAATCAGCATTCACTCCACCTACTCGTATAAGGGCATAAATACTTGTTGAAGAAATAAAACTAATCGCTATTCTATCGTTGGTAGAACCCAACGAAATAATTTGATTTGAATTTACCCTACTCAACACCACCTCCGCATAAATCGTTCCCTCCGTCTGCCCAATACTGCCGCTGACCGCTCCCGTGACCGAGATGACATCAGCGCTTCGGCTACCCGTTCCTGCGGTGGTGGGGATGGGCGATGTAGCAACAGGCCCGACCTCCCCTTGGGTGAAGTCCACCTCAATAACATCGCCGCTGACGGCCATGCGAAATCCGACCGTTCCACTTGCAACCGTTTGAGCGGCACAAGCGACTTGGGTGTAGAGGGACGATATTGTAACGGTGGTCCAATTTGTTCCTCCGTTGGTTGTCATTTGAATCGCACCCGTCCCAGTAACACGGCGCACATACGCCGAAAATACACGGCTCTGCGATGCGTGGGAAAGGGCTTGGAGAACCGTGCCACTTGCCGCCGTAGCAGTCAAAGTTGTGGCCCCCGATGCAACGCCATCAGCACCGACGGCATTCTTTGCGGTGGTTATATTCGTCCCCGACCAAACGGCGTTGGATAGGTCACGGGAATGCAGGGCCAAGTTGGTCGCCGCAGGCTCCACAAGAAGCGCAGGACACCCCGTAACGCCGCCGCTGGTAAAGTAGTCCAAGCGGGGAATGCCGCTGGCCACGGATTCAATCACCCCCGCAGAATTGAACCTGCGTGCCTCGGTGTTGCGGGTAACGGTGAAATCCCCCGCTCCGCTTGTGGGGATTTGCGAATACAATTTGCCCGTCTTGAATCGGGCGGGAACTATCAATAGTGAAGGCGTGGGCATTTTAGAAGTTAAATAGAATAGCGAATCGGGCTTGCAGGCAACCGCTGACGGCGGCCTCTGCCGCTGCTGCCCCGTCGGTCGTAGCACGGGCGTTGAAGGCGGCCCATGCCGCAGCCGCAAGTCCACCTTGCAGCATATTGGTCGGATAGCCGTAGCCGTAGCCGATGAACATTACAGGAAGGTGTAACCGATGACGCTGCCTGCCGATGGAGTGACGGCAGTAATCTTGCCGCCGTTCCTGCCGCTGATGACGATGCCCGCAGATACGGACTTGCCGCTCAAAGCGTAAGCGGTGAGCAGGTCTTCGCCACCTGTACCCGTGAGGGTCGTAAAGGTAGCGGCAGCATTCACCACGATGAAGTCAAAGTTTTGGCCCGATACCGCAGCGTCCACGAATCGCATGGAACCGCCCTGACCGAGCATTTGTTGAAGAATAGGAGTTGGCATTTTGGTTGCTTTAGGGTAAATGTATCTTAGGAAGGAATTTCACAAACGGAGTGAGAGTACGGCAGTTGGAACGACATCGTTGCCACCCACCCCGCCGTGCGGTCATCACGGCTCTCTACAAACCTCGTTAATGACACGGAGGTACTTAGCGTCCACTCTTGCGTCGGGTCGTTTGTAAGGCTTGAAATGAAGTCCTGAGCGATTTGCAGTTGGTCGCTCAAAACTTCGTCCTCATTATCCTGCCAGCCAAGCGTTGCACTGCCCGAAACCACGCCTCCCATCGGGGAAATAGATTCCACTCGGTCAGAAAAATACACACCCACAGTAAGGTTGAGAGTACCCAAGTCAGTAGTCGCTGACTGCACATCCGCAAACACCAACGGATAGACGATTCGCTCACGGCTTGGGGTTCGCAGGTTGATGGTGTTGTCCGTTCCGATGGCAAGCGGGTCGCCCGTCCCGAAGGAGTTTACCTGCGGGTGAGCATTTGCAAGCGCAAGGAGTGCTTGCTTGATTTTTATCCAAGACATAGGCTTGTAGTTTCAAAATGTTTTTTGCGTGTGCGCCCATAGGGTTCAACAGTTATTGCAGTAGGGGTCATATCCGTAAGGCCAAGGGCGGTCAAGTCCAGCACCACGGCGCAGGGTCCTAGCATCCAAGGCCATCCCCGTGTTGTAGTTGGTGCCGTTGGGGTAGATGGTGTCAAGAGCCGATGGCGGGGAGTTGAACAGCGGGTAGTCGGTGCGGTTCTCCATCAGGTACCTGGTAATCCTTTCCGAATACCACTCGGCATCGTTCTTCACTTTGTCCGTCAGCCTTGTGATTTCGTCCATGCTCATCTGCGAAGATTCCTCGCTGGTTCTGCGGACCATTCCCTTGTTCATGTACTTGAAGGCAAGCACCATCGGAAGTTCGTAGTAGAGCCATTGCACCATGGCGGGTTGGATGTAGTCCTCCAAGAGGGTGGTGTTGAGTGCCGTGGTTGTGCCGCTGACCACCTGCGTCACCATTTCCGAGTACAGGGCCGATCCGACTATTGGTTGGATCCGCATCTCCTGCACCTTCACGATGGTGGGCCGAATTTGCGTAAACGATACATTCTCGTTGATTACGGAATTGTCCAGCAGGGTTTGTTCGCTGATAAAGAGTGCCTTCATGCTTTTGAAATTTTGTTGCCCTTACGGATTACAATCTGCTGCTCCCATACATGGCGGCATTGGGGGCGATTCACTCCGCTGGCGGTATGGTACCAACCGCCTCGGCGATTCCATACGGAATAGCCCATGATGTTGCTAATGCCGTTGATGTCCTCCCGTGTATAGACCTTCCCTTGGTCAGCCAAGTCCAGCATGACCTTGCAGAACTCACGGCTCGTCCGTTTGTCCTTGTTGCTGAACCCTGCGGCCCATGCGTATTTGTAGCGGACCTCAAGCACGGGTTCATCCGTTGGCTTGGCTCCTTCCTTGGCGATTTGGTCCACGGCACGGGCGATGGGGTAGCGGTCTTTTGTGATTAGGTAAGCGACACGCTTGGCGACTTTCGCCTTGCTGACCCCGAACTCCTTGGCCATTTCTTCCACGCTTGCGTCCCGATTCTTCTTGCGGTACTTTTCAATTTTCTCGTCCAACTCTTTCTCTTCCTCCCCAAGTTCAGCGAAGGCTTGACGCACTTGGTCGTCTAAATCGGAATCAAACCGCATTGGCTTGGAGTGCATGACAACATACTCGTCGGCGTTGCTCCCAAACTTGCTTGCAACGACCTCCAAGACCTTGAATTCCTCCTCGCCCCATCCGTAGTCCTCGGTGTCTTCTTCGCCCCATGTAGGCTCGCTGAACGCTTGCTCTTGCACTCCGAGCAGGGTGTTGACTTCTTCGGGGGTTAGGCCGAATCCAGCGGATAGCATCGTGCGAGCCATCTCCAAGGTAATCTTTTCCTGTGCATAGTGCCGAACGATTCGCATGAGGTTTTGGTATTCTCTGCCCGACAATTTCTTGATGTTGTCGTTGGAGGCCAAGCCTTGCGGTGCAGTTGGTTCGGGGCTTACTTCGGTTGCCGTATCAGGTGCAAGACCTTGTCCTTCAGGCTTCGCAGGAAGCGATACAAGCGCACGAATTTCATTGGGCGACATTGACTCCAGCACCTTGTTTGCAACGAGCGGAGAGAGGCTATTTATGGCCGTGATGACATCCTGTACGCTGCTCTCGGTCTTGACTTCAATCGGAGGCAAGCCAGCCTTCTCACGAAGTTCTGCGGGGGTCATCGCTTGAATCATTGCGTTCTCGGTTAACTGCTCCGTAATCGGCTCAACGGGTATCAATTCCATCCCCTCCACGCCGTTAAAAGAACCCAAATAGTTAATCATCCGTTCCACTTTGCGAACTCGGTCGTTCACATAGGTCGCCTTGAATAGTTCGTAAGCCTCCACCAGTTCCTGCCTGCCGCCAAGTTGCCCTTCGGTCTTGACCCCGAATAGCATCGGGTTGACCACACGGTGCGAAATAAAAATTTCCTGCTGAATGGCCTTGTTGAGAATCTCAAACTGCTTGTCCATATCGGACGGGGTCAGCGGTTCAAGCGTCGGGGCCTTGCTGACATCATCATTAAAAGTCACAACGAATCGGCCTGCATTGTCGGTCCCGCTGAACTTGCGCTTGATTTGACGCTCAATGTCGCCCTGTTCTTCGGGCGTAGGAATCCCGTTGTTGAAGTTTATCAAGTACCCGCCCCAAAAATTGTTGCGCAGGTTGTTGTTGTGAAAGTTCGCCACCTGGACATCGGCCTCAATCCAAGCCAACCCTCCCATGTATTCGGGTAGCGGATAGGACTTCACGCCTGCTGCATAGACCCGATAGTAGAACAGTTGCTTGCCGATGCGGTTGTCTGCGTCAAAGGCGGGAATCTTTTCGACATCCCCGATTTTGGGGTAGAGTTGGACCATATCATCGTTGTACCAATCAGCCACCTGGAACATCCGCTCTTCTTTGTCCACTCGGATTTTCTCAAAGGGGATGTGTTCCATCTTCGCAATGGTTCCCATTTTATTCCAAGTGACGGCAACGGCAAACCCGTTGAAGATTTCCAAGTCAAGGACGAGTTTTTCGGTGATGTCGTTGAGGTCGTCGTGCTCGCTCAACCCGTCAAAAAACTTGGCGTAGCGGGCCTGCTGCTCAACGGTCATCTTTTCGCCTGGTTGCCATCCACCGCCAACGATATAATTCACCTTCCCGTTCACAATAGCGTTGTGCTTGCTGCTTCGGCGGTAGTTGTCCAGCAGGTAGTAGGGGTACTCGTTGAACGCCCCGTAGGTGATATATTTTCCCGCTTTGTTTTCAAGCATCACGGGGACCTTGTGTTCAATCCCAAGCCATTGGGTGAATGATTGCTTTATACTACTCATAGCGTGTGGACGGTAAATGAAAGGGCCGAAATTGCAATACTTGCAGCATCGTTGACGGCGTTGATGTAGATAGTGAATTCGTCATTGACTGCGCCTTGCAAAACGGTTTCGGTAAACACCGCATGGCCGTTGGTGTGGCCCGTGGTGATGTCGGTCATACTCTGCTCAATAGGTGTACCGTTCTTGGCGATATAGACCTTGATTTGGTTGCCGTTGCCTTGGGCCAAGACCATGCTGGCCGATATCCGCAAGGCCGCACTTGTGGTCCCCGTGTAGGTGATGGCGGTGGTTGTGCGGGTAAAGTTGTAAGTAGTCAGCAGTCCCGATTTGAGCGGGGTTGTCAACTTGACGGCACTCCCTTGGGTGGGGGCGAAGTTCTTCACCTCGTCAAGGTAAAGGTTCGCCACGCCCCGCTCTCGGTCAAGAGTGGCGGTATCGGCGAGGTCGTCAAACAAACCACCCACACGGGCGGCGGTGTTCGCTCCTGCGGCGGTTTCGTTGGTGATGGTTGCGGCACTCGTCTGCAACTGGGTTCTCGTTTGTACGCTCATGCGAAGGATTGGTCAAAGGTTTGGTCAAAGACACCCTCGTCGGAAGACCCGAAGACGGTGTACTGGATGGAATTTGCGAAGGTGTTGAAGGTGAGGGAAACTACCTGTACATACGCCAAGCCCGTTTCAACCACCGCAGTCGCTGCGCTAACCGTGCTACTGGTATCGTAAACTTCATATTTATACGAGCCTGTTTCAAGCGACCCCACGGCAAGCGAAAATTTGTCATAGCGTTCGGTGTAGTTGGAAAGGTTGGCCGATTTCAGCAGGGTGAAGTCGGTCGTCAGGTTCTTGGCGATGTTGGTGAGCCGCAAGATGTAGCGGTCGCCCGATGATGCCCGCTGCGTCCAAGTGACGACGATGGTGTTGGTGGTGTTGGGGGATAGGTATATCATCCTATTCCCAAATGTACTTTGCGCCCGAATTTCACAATTTGCGCCCAATACTTCGGTAGAGTTCGGCTCTGCGCTCGGCGGTCTTGGTAATGTCAAACCTTTCACGCACATCCTTGGACAACTGCACGGCCAAGGAGCGAGCGTAGTCGGGTTCGTTAATAAATTTCCTGACGGCTTTATACCAAGCATCTTTCTTCCCGTAGGGGATGAGCAGACCGTTGTGGCCGTGGACCAAGATGTCGGTGTAGGGGATGGTTTCCGAGGCGATGATAGCCTTGCCCATCCAGCCTGCCTCAACCACTTTCAATTCGCTTTTGAGGCGGTTAAATTTGGTATCTCTGAGCGGGGCGATGGTGGCGTTGATGAAGTTGTACCCGCCCACATAGGAATAGATGTCAGCGGCTTGGATTCTGCCGTAGTTCTTGTTCAGTCCCCTGCACGATAGCATCCGCTCGTAATCATCGTAGACGGGGTTGTTGTCGTTCCAACCGCCGAGGTATATCTTGTATCTCCCATCCAGCGACTTGTCGTGGGCAAGCAGGCCGAACGAGTGTTCCACCAAGGCGATGTCCTCTTGGTGCTGCGCTCCTCCGAACCATCCAATTTTAAACAGGTGCGGTTCGGGTTCGGCAGTCGTGTCGGGGATGTACTGCTGATATGCCTCGTAAGGCTCGTTCGGCAGGATGGTCACGGACTTGTTGAGCAGGCGTATCTTCTGCGCCAAGTGTTCCGTCGTCGTGGTCACATGGTCAGCCAAGCGGATATGCTCCCGAATCTGCTCATCCAATTTGGTGGACAAATAGTGCCGATACATGATATGCCCGCTCTCCAGCACCCAGTAGTCGTCGAGGTCCAAGATGACCTTGGCGCCAAAGGCCGTGAGAGCCTTGTAAACATTGCGAATTTGGTCCAAGGTACCTTGACACCACAAGCGATTGAAAAGCCATATATCGACCGTCTTAAGGTCTTCATCTTTTACATTGGCGATGTTGTCCACGCAGACATAGTCAAACTCGGTGTAATTGTCGCCGAGGTAAGCGTTCGGCATTTCCAGCCGATAGAACGAGCAGCCCGTTGGGTGGGCGTTGTAAACGATGCAAATTCTCATACAACAAAGGTATAAAAAAAAGGGCCACCCCTTGCGAGATGGCCCCTGACCACTAAACCATGCGGCGTATGAGAACCGCAGGTCAAAGATACGCTACGAACCGCTGATTTGTGCGGTCAGCGCAGAGAATGTTGCTGCGCGATGTTCAGCATCGGGTCGGGTTCCATTCCCGTGAGCGTCATCTCGTAGCCTGAACGGTCGCCGAATGCAGTACCCGTTC